TTCTTTGCATGTTTAGGAAACATCTCCTTCATCCATGCAAGTTTGATATCAATTTTCAATGGGTTCTTATCAGCTTTGAATGATCTAGTAGGAACAATAACATAATCACCAGAACCTGCTTCTTTAGCAACTGCCTCTATAAGTTTCAAGTGTCCTGTAGTTGGTGGATTAAACCTACCAAATGTAAACACGATTCTTTTACGTTTACTTGCCATCGCCTTCCACCCATTTCTTAGTTGGAAGAGTATCCTTCTTAAAGTTAGCAGCACTAAATCTAGCACGTTCCACTAATTTACGAGCGTGTGATCCATCTCTTATTATAACATATCCTTCTGGAGATGTCATCTCAAGTCCATCTTCTGTTCTGAGATACGTACCAAATCTTTCTCCCTTCTCAAGTTTTTTAATGAAAACTGACTTGGATTTTTGTATGATCTTATAAAGATCGACACAACTAGCCAAGCTGGCCTCATTATCTTCGATCAAATCTAGTCCATCATACATCTTTTGAAGCTTTGCTGCCTTTGCTTTAGGTGTCTTAAGTTTAGCAACTGCCTTACCTAATTCAGTTTCCCAATAAGAAGTAAACTGTGTTACAAATCTATTACCAGCAGGAACAGCAATCTGATCTCTGATATATTTGTTAAAAAATACTTTTAACTTAGGTCCAACAGTCAACTGATCATTTGCTTCAATCTGTTTTGAAACAATATCTAAGAATGGAGAAGCACTATTAAGAAGTCTAGTACTCTTCTGTTTCAATCCAATTAAATTATTCTTCTCTCCTTGTGTTAATAACGTATCGTTACCAAGTTCTCCTGTCTCTGCACTAAGAACTAATACATCCTTATGCTCTTTCAATTTAGATACATCAAATCCAAACTTAGCATTCATCAATTCAATAGTACGTCCTTCATATAAGGTATGAAATACTACTCCTATCTTTGCTGCTTTAACTTTATCATATAAATCATCACCTTGAGCAACAGAATATGTAATAGTATTAGGTTTGAAAGTTATATTACTTACACCATTTATTATATCTGTTCCCTTATCATCAGTGAATAATAAATCTCCTTGTGCAACACCAGTAATACCGAGTTTAGGTAGATACTTTAAAGAATCTTTTAATTTTTTAACCAATCCTGGAGCATGGCCATGGTTACGATCTATATCTGCATTTGTATAATTAATCTTTGCATCCTTATTAAAGATTGACTTAGTACCAACAAAAAATCTCTTTGTTCCTGGATACAATCCACAGAATATAGCAGGAGCACCGTCCCATTTAGTAGTTACTGTAAAACTACTACTAGTATTACCAGTAAATGATCTTGCGAGATCATCTAAAAATACAAAAGCATCCTTAGCACCTGCTGTACCATCAATTAAGATGCTATCTTCTAAGTGTTCTAGGTGAGTATTCTTAGACATCAGTACAACTTTAAGAAAGGACCATATTGCTTACCTTCTTTCTTAGATATAAACACCAAGTCAGTAAGAAATTCTCTTATACCATCATTATCACTATCCTTAATGGAAAGTACACAACATAACCATGACATCTGCATAAGTTTACTATTAGCAACATGCCTTTGCTTATCGTTTTTCATTACTCCTAACATTCTATCATAAACATCTTCTGGTTTAACCTTATGTGTACCATCACCAACTTGATACTCACCCAAATCAACGCCTTTCTTACTAAGGAACTCTGCCATTGCTGTAATCTTTTCTTCCCATTTTTCTAATTCGACTTCATCACCTGGATAATCTAGATGTGATTTCTTAAAATTCTTCCATGTTGCAGGAATATGTTTATCTTCATACGCATCAAGAAGTCCTTCAACAAATGCTGCTGTTGCCTTACCTAATCTAGCAGCACCAAATCCCTTCTGGGTTGATTCATATTTTAAATTGTCTCTCTTGGTACTAGTGTTTGCTTTAACCTGAAACTTATATTGTTTATTACCATCAAGAACCCAGAGAATACTATCTTGAGTCACAAATTTCTCTCCACCACCATCATCTGATTCTGTGGCAAGTTTACACACTGGACCATAAGTCTGTCCAGAACCTAATGAGAATGTTTTATTTGATAATTCAGTAAAATAATCGTCCTCCACATTAACAAATTCCCACTTCGCTTCATCTTGAGTAACCAACTTTAAAGATATTCCCCAAATCTCTTTCTCTTTAAACATTGCTCTCATCTCATTATTAAATTGTTCTATCTTTGCTGCAAACAATCTCTTTCTAAAAATACCATACCCCTGCTGAGGTGTATTCATAAGCTTTCTAAGATTATCAATATGTTTAGAACGTTTCTTTATCAACCATATATCAGCAGGGTTCCAATTATCTTTTCCTTTAATTCCTAAAACATTATTAACACCTATAATTTCTTGTGTAATAAAAGTCATAAAAGGGCCATCACGTTCAAACTCTTCAAAATCATTACCACCTGGATATTTTTTAAGAGCCTTTAACAATGCTTTCTGTTGCTTATAAAAGTTGTTTATCCATTCCATATCAACATTAGTATGTGCTATAGACTGCCACAAAGCATTTAATTCGTCTTTAACTTCCTTAACTTTTATAATATCTCTTGCATCATTAATCTGTTTATTGGAAAGTTTTCCTATAATTACATGCTTAAAAACAATCGCAGAACCACTCTCTTGTAATTTTGTCATATCAGATGACGAGACACTAGTACCATCTTCCTTAACTGTCTTACCACTTTTAAGAAATCTTATTACCTGATATTTACTTTTTAAAGAAGGAACAAATGAATCTCTGTCACTCCAATTTGGAAATTGTTTTGTGTCAGGCCATAGTGTATCAACATACAAATCATTTGGACCAGGTGGTTTTTGCTTACCACCGTATGAGTCGTATAGTGCATAATGGCGTTGTCCATGCTGTACTGTAGGTCTCCATTTTTGCCAACGAACATCACCATGATAAAGATCATGTATTACATCTATTACATGTTGAGGACATTTAATAGTAAGAAGCTGCTGCTTACCAGTCTTTGAAAGCTTAGGAAGTATAAACCTGGCATCTTCCACCAACCATTGATTCTGTCCAGTCAACCGACTTATGGTATTCCACCTCTGCCTAAATTTACCAGCCAACTGTGTCTTAATAGTATTGTTAGATACAGGTTGAAAATTTGCCATAAGAAAAACCTCCCTACTAATATATTTAGAGGGAGGTTTCTTTAAATTACCATGTTGTGCTCTTCTCTTAGAATCTTCTTATAAGGACCGTCGGGATTTGCATCCCTAACTTCCTTAACAAGTTTTATCTTTTCGTACAATGGGGCAACATCTGGTTCCCCTCCATTCTTACGAGACTTCCATAGTTGTCTAAGAATAACTGCAAGTTCCTTATCATCAATTGGTAAATCCATTAACGATCTCCAGGTGCTCTGTCTTCAGACTTACCAACATCAAATGATCCACCAGGATATCTCTTCTCTAGTTTCTCTACATTCCTTACGATAACATCATCGAATGGTATGTCCAGAGCCATACAAGCCTGTGCCACATACCACATAACATCACCCAACTCAATAATAAGGTGCTCCCTATTATCATCATTCCATGGCTTACCTTGAAAAACCATCTTCTTAACGATCTCCAAAAACTCACCAGACTCAGCAGCAAGCCCAACGCCAGCAGTGGTAAGACGTTCAATATTGGCACCTTCTCGGTCAAGTTCACCCAGACGGTCAGCAAGATCGACAAAATTCTTAGAGGAATCGGATGTGACAGCATCCACGAAATGAGAGTACTTATCAAAATCTATAGCCATAATTTATACATTCCATTCAGCAAATTTACTTAACCTGTTCTGAGTTTCAGAGAACTGTTGATTGTTCTCATCATCCTCAGTATCATTTAGGATACTAGCATCCTCAGCAACATCATACAGCCTCATCTTCGATCTGTCAATACCTACCATAAACTTTCTAGATGAGGTCGGGTCGTTGTACCTGTTTTTGAGTTGTTTAACCATAATCCTACCCTGTTGTTCCAGTTCCTCAGTACTAATAAGGGCAAACATAAGATCAGCAGTGGCAGGAAGACCAAAAGACTCAGAAGTATCGGTAAGATCTGGATCACTATTGCCATAACCACTCCTAGTAGTTTGAGTAGCTGAAACAATAGGTAGGTTGTGTTCCACAGCAAGACCCCGAAGCTCCTCCGCAATCGCCTTAACATACGTGTACGAGTTAACAATAGCACCTTTATACCTCACACTTGCACAAATATTCAAATAATCAATGAAGATTATATCAGGTTTGAAACTTTTCTTTAAAGATAGATCAGATAAGAGTGCCTTAAAATGACCTGCATGTGCAGATGCTGTTGGGTACTCCTTGATAATTAACTTACCCTGAGTCTTCCTAGAAATATCCTGTACCTTAGAATTATATAGAACCTCTGGTAACTCAGGTATATCTCTTATATTACAGTTCAGAAGATTTGCATCAATTCGTTCAGCAATTTTCTCCTCTGCCATTTCACATGTAATGTATAGTACGTTCCGTCCTTGCAACAAGACGGAGCTAGCCATGTGGCACATGAATAGAGACTTCCCG